TACTTGTATAAGAATACCTTACCTTCGTTCTCAGGATTTGCTGGATCCTTAACGACATAGATGTTACTGATGTATGTAAGCTTACGCTTCTGCTTACGAGCAGTCTCTTTACCAGCATCTGTGCCGTTGTTCCAGAGTTGTGTATTGAACTCTGATACAGGATCTTTCTGACCTAAAGTAGTCAGAGAATTCTCTATGTACCAACCACCAGGACCCTGGAAGGCATGGGAGTATAGTTTTACAAACGGTAGATCCTCACCGTTAGGAGCAGGAAGAAAACGTATGACGGCATATCCATTGCCACTTTTGTCTACGTCTAATTTCCAAAGGCGTTCATCTGAACCGCCATTAGTATTGAGTTTCTCAACTTCCTTTACCAGTTTAGCGGTAAGAGAGCCAAGTTTAGATTGCTTTTTAAGATTAGCAAACGACATTTAGTTACCTCGGATTAAGTTAGATTTAATTGGATGTTTAGATTATAACAAAGGATTAGAAAGAAGTCAACACTTCTTCTTCAAATGATTGATAGTACTTTGCATACCATCAAACAGAACTTGGATGGAAGTACCTGGTGGAAATCCCATCACCATTACAGATTGTTCCAACTGTTTCTTAAGATCTTTCGCTGAAGGATCTTCTGATAAGGACAGTCTTGTGTACATTAACTTTTGTTTTTCTAATAACTCAGTTAATTTCTCAATGTGTTCCACTCTATCTTTGCTGGACAACGAACTGAAATCACCAAGTTGACTGTACAGTTCTGTCTGCAAGTCATTAATATCCTGTAAAGATTCTCGGACTATTTCCGAGTCAAAAAAATCACTCATGAACTATTTTCCTTAAGATAGTTTTGTATTGGAATACATTAATATTTATGAAGGGAATGTACTTCTTTATTTTTAGACTTACGGATTCCCATACTGGATCATCTAACTTCTTATCAAAGTTTTTTACGAAAGAAAAGATTTTTTCCAGTATCGTAAGCGTTTCTAGCGAAATCTCTCCACCCAGATACTTTTTTAGTACTATTGGATGCTTGTTCTTGGAGCATCTTAATACTTCGTTCAAGCTTTCGTTGGATAGCAATTCTCTTGACTGTTCTTTGAACAAGTAAGTCAAACTCTGCTGTCTTCTCATCCATTCTGCGTATGTTCTTTCGCCAGAATTTATTATCTCTCCAATCCATAGGTTCTGAGGGTTGTCTGCTATTACAAAATTTGCTAGAAGAAAATCTAAAATTTGTTTATCAGAATATTTTCTAGATGTTTTCTCAAACCAATACTTATCCTTTCTTTTATTAAAGGATGTCATAGTGGCACGAGACTTACCTCCATATTTAAAAAAGTCATACTTACGATTAGTAAAATGACTCTTCATAGAAAGATAAGTTTGGTAGGTTTCAAATGGTGTCACCTTCATATGGGAAGTTTAGCCCTTGAAGTTCTCTTCATAAAGTTAAGACGGGTTGCATCCCACTTCAATCTTTCCTTCAAAGGTTTTGATATAAGTTTCGTTATAGATTCTACCTCAAGACTATTTTTTTCGCAATAGTGTAAGATAGCATCAATGTAATTGAGTTCATCACTTGCTACAATCTTTTCGATTTCAATCGCAAACTTTTGTGGGGTTAAAAACTTACTCTCAATTGCTTGTTCTAATTCTTTAGTGGGTTCCATAGAGCTCCAATTTATCTCCAACAAATTTACTAATGTATTCGTTAAGGAGTTTGATGTACTTTGCTTTGTCAGTTTCTTCATAAACTACGCATTCTCCGTTTTCACATGCCATAATAATGACTAATTTTTTCACAGCAATATTCCGCATTTCATATAGCATACATCCGTATGCCATTGCCTGAACAAAATAATGCTCTATCCACTCCCGTGGTTTAGGTTTCTTTGATGTTTTAAAATCTATTATCGCTAACTCGCCATCATATTCTGCAATACAATCAACGGTTCCAGCAACTCCTAAATGCTTACTATATAGCGGTCCTTCCAGAGCGTATATATTATTTATCAGGTTTAATTTTGGTTTAGCAATCTTAAATAACATATCAGAAATAGGTGGAACTTTAGGTAGTTCCTCATCATTCTTTAAGTAGTGTTCGGTAAGAGTATGCATGTCAGTCCCACGGGTTGTTGCCGCTTTCGTGATCTTATCTGCTTTCTCATTACCTACTTTCTTCCTCCAGTTGATAAAGATTTCTTTATTAAAGTGACTCGTTACCGAAGTAATAGAAACCATCTTAATAAGTTCTTCTTCATCAGGAACTTTATAGTACCTGACACCATCTATATGCTCTCTTTCAAGAGGTTTTAGATTTAAATCAACGTGTTTAAAGCTCATGCCAGACAACTGCGTTCCTTTCATAATATTCTTGGTTGGGTTCTTCAATGTAATAATAAAGTGCTAAGGAATATCTTTCAATTCCTTCTGGTGTTTTTAAGGGAACGGGATGTCCATGAACTGACTTGTCAGATAAGGTAAAGATAACTGCTCTATTAAAGATAGGATATATCTTGTGAGCAAGTTTCTTGTTATCCAAATCCCATAACTCCAATGCACCTTCCCATTCTTTATCCCATTCAGGATTCAAATAGAGAAGAAGATTAAGAACTCTGAAATATTTTGTTTCAGAATGAATGTTAAAGTCAACATGCAATGATAACTTACCACCAGTTCTTATCTTATGAGCACCACCTCCAGAAAAACCTGGATCACCCATCAGTCCTTCAATACCAGTTAAGTCCTCAAGATATGAGAGGAACATATTAGAATTAAAATACTTAAGGGTGTGGTAAACAGTAGGTGTTAGATACTTAAGTTGCTCTGTGCTATTCACATCCCAAGGAGTAAAGAACTTACTCACTTGATGTGAAGACATATATGCATTGTCAGATGCTTCTGTCACCCAATAGTCTGTAGTTTTTAATTCATTAAAGCACTGCATTGCAGCAGTAGAATCAATAAAGTTATCTAAAACTATATGGGGAAAAGGATTTGAATTAGAATAATGAAAGTTAAGTTTCTTACCTAAATCATAATCACTAAACAATTGCATACTTACTAACCTAGTTTAGCAACAATGTATTCTTTGACTAGTCCTGAACGAACTATATCATCGATACCAAACTCTATTATATCAAAGGATGGCATTTTACGCAAGACGTTCATGAAATCTACAATACCATTGCGATCATTTGTCTTAACTAAATCTGACTGTGTGGCATCACCACAAAACATTATCTTACTATTCTCTCCGACTCTTGTAATAATACTATCAAGTTCATGGAAGTTTAAGTTTTGGAACTCATCAACAAGAATGATAGAATGATCAAGAGTAGTACCTCTTAAGAATGAAGTACTCCAGAACTTAATTGTATCCTGTGACTTAAGATTTCCATATAACATTTCAAAGTCTGCATCAGATGGCATCTGAAACATGTACTTTACCATGTGCTTATAAGGCACCTGATATATGTCAGACTTATCCTCATAATCACCAGGAAGAAATCCTATTTCCCTAGTAGCAACTAGTGAACGTACAATATAGATTCTTTCATAAGGTGTATGATCATCCAATACATCCTTAAGTGCATTATATAAGGTAACAAAAGTTTTACCTGTACCTGCTGCACCATAAGCAACAAGATGTTTATCTGCTTTATAAGAATCAAATAAAACTTTTTGATTGTCAGTTATTGGTTCAATATCAAGAAGATAACCTGCACTAAGAGGTTTCTTTCTCCTCCTTTGTTTAGTAGTCAATCCAACCCCAATAGGTTGTTCTACTTTCTTTTTTCTTGGCATTAGATTTTCTTAACCGTAGCTCCTGGTTGTCTTGATGCTCTGTCTAATACTTCATTCCATCCAGGTTTAGATTTGACTAACTTATCTTTCCATTCTCCTACTTCTCCTACGCCAGGACATGTACTTGGATCTGAAAAGTCTCTACTCCAATCTGGATTATCTTCTTTCCATTTATCCCAAGCATGAACACTCATTATAACTTCTTTCGTTTCACCAGTTTCTTTGTTTCTAACAGGATATGTTGCCATAATAATTAAATAATGTAAAGATATTTATAGCCACTCAAGGGCTTCTGAGACTGCAGGGAACTGTTCGGTAAACACTTTCCTACATGCTTCTGCAATTACCATATGCTCTTTCTGAGTACCATGTGCAGAACGTAAATTGATATAGTGTATCCATGAACGACATGAACCAGTCATGTATATTCTAGTAGGAGTACAAAGTGGTAATACCATTCTAGCACACTCTTTAGCAACACCATCCTCAAGCATCTGATTATAAAGTGCCAGAGAAGAACTAAACAATGTATCCATCTGCTTGTTTAATGTCTCCACCATCTTAGCATCTAAATCATCAGTCGAGTTCTGACGATTCTTTGTATCCTGTCTTCTCAGTTCTGGTAATGGAATGTCACCAAGTGCTGTACTAGCAGCATACCTTTGAGAGAACTCTTGGAAAGTAAAACTTCTATGTCTTAATATCTGTGCAGCAATAGCACGAGTAGTCTCTATCTCTAATGTCATAGTAGACTGCTCAAAGACACTCCAATGATTATGTTTGATGCAATACTTTAATAGTCCTGCATACTTTTCGTTATCCTGATTGGATGGGTTAGATACTCTGGCAATGTATGCCATGAGTTGTTCCGCATCAGGAGTAATGCTTACAAGTTTTACGTTCATTTACCAAATCCTTTTGATACTTTTGATTGAGCAAGTTCTTCTTTAAGTACTCTAAGTTGTGACTTAATACTTTTAATTTCCTCATCATTATACAGATGATCTTGCTTAAGTAATCTTTCAAGCATTTTAATAAGTCTTTTTGCTCTACTAGTCTGCATATCCTAGAAAATTTTCATTTCATATATTATAGCACAAAAAAAGGAGGGTAGCAATAACCCTCCTCAATTAGTATTAAGTTCTTGGACTTAAGAACAAGGGACTGCCTTGCTTCTAACCTTGATACCACGATACATTAGATCATGATTT